CAAAATTATGTCCAAATGTTCGGCCATCTTTATAATAATAATTAAGATATTCTTTAAAAACATTCTGCCATTTATTATCTCTCGTATCCATAAATGTAATAGTAACAGGCTGAAAATTTGCCCTAGTCTGAATAACTCGTTTTCTATTATATTGATTTAATGTTTGAGTATCAAAAGAAAAACTCGGTAATTCAGCAGACCGTATTACTAATTTTAATTTATCTAATTGATCTTGGAGAGTTGTTACTGTTGACTTAAATTCAACTACAAATTGAAATTTTTGGCGAGGCACCGCTGTTAGAGGGCCGCCATCATTCTGAGTGGAATAAGCAATATCTGCATAATTACGCAAAATTGAACTAACTGGCATACGACGACCTCAATTATTATGATGTAGCAGTAGATTGATCTAATGTTGTTGAAGTAATATTCTGAGCTTTCAACGTATTCGTTTCACCTACTAAATGCTCTGCATTGTCGAACCTTACAGTCATTGTAAGTTGAACTGGTTCACTGGTTGAATAATTTGATTCACCCCATTGCATATTTTGAACAAAACAACCTGATAACGACCATTTATCAAGTACTGTTGTGCCACTAGATGAATTACTTGTTCCGTCTAACGTTTCAATTATTGAACCGAACTTGTATTGACTACCAGCAACTGCCGATGATTGTTCGAAATGATCAACTTGGTTTTGTACTTGAGAATTCAACAATGTAATAACATCCGAATTAATATCGTCTCTCATTACGATAGCAATAGGCTCCCAAGTATGTTTGCCTGCTAAAAATATTCTAGAGTTATAAACATCAATTTGAATTTCATCGTGAGTTAATTGTGGACGCCCTACACTTATAATTTCACGTGTCAATGCTTTTGTATCCGTGCCTGTTCCGCCTAACCCTGTAAAGGTTACCCTAAACCTATACGCAAGTTTTGGCATCAAAACTGCACTTGTGTTACCAGAAAGCGGTACACCAAACTTATTTAAATTAGCCATCGACTACTCCTAAAGTGTTTTTGAGCTTAATATTATTTATCATATTGTCTAGATTTTTTAACTAAGGAAAAAAGGGCCATCAAAGTTAATGGCCCTTTAAGGAGGTAGAAATCAGCTTGTTGCTGAGAGGTCGCCTGTATTAACAACCCTTATCGGAATGTATATAAATTCTGCCGCTTTTGTCGGTTCAATTGCTACATCAATATACATTTCATTTTTATCAATTCTTGCAGGGGTATTGTTTGAGCTATCACAAACAACTGCAAAATCATATAAACCTCGTTTTGCTAAAATGTCTGCTAAGAATCTTTCTACAGCATCTTTTGCATTAGCTCTTGTAAGTTCGTCGTTTGGTTCGAACACAAACGGCCTTGCTAATACATCTAACCGTTCTCTTAAGTAAACAATTAATCGTGCTACGTTTACTCTATCTAATGCCGATGTTGTAGGATTTAATGTTTTTTGTCCATAAACAAATATTCCTTGTCCTGGAAAGTTTGCTAATGGATTTACTTTATTTTGATACAATGTATCTCTGTCACCACCGCTTAATGCTACTGGAACAAATTCATCTTCTGAATCCAAGTAACCAATATTAGTAGCATTAGCAATGACACCACGTGTTAAGCCTGCCGGAGCAAACCACGGATACGCAATATCATCATTATATGCAAATGTTCTTAATGCAATATGTGATGCCGGGCATGTTACAGTATTACCATCTAAATCGGTAGTATATGCACTAGGATAATATACAGCAGAATATGCTGTTTTACTTACTAATCCATCTTCACCGTTTTCTGTAGTACTTGTACCTAACATCCAACTTGCTACACCTGATGTTGCAAGTCTGAAAGGAGGATCAATAACAACAAATGCTGTATTTTTTCTATCTGTTGCTAATGTATTCATTTCGTCTGCTAATTCAGGATAACCTGGAGATGCAATAATTGAGAATGTATACGACTCTTCTCTTATTGCTACACATCCTGCTACTGCGGCTTGCATTGCTGTAGTAACAACTTTTCTTTGACTTTTTCTGCCATATAATCCAGCACCATTTGCTTTATTACCTGCGGCTGTAACCCATTTCCAGGCTGCCGCGGCACTTGTTGATAATGTTGCATTTGCATCATATTTTCGTACATGATATGAACTTCTTGCTCCATTAACAGCAAAAATACCATCTGGATAAATTGCTGGATTTGGATATCCACTATAAAAATTAGTAGGACTTTGTCCTGCTGTAACACCTGTGTCTGGTGTTAAATCTGCAAAAACTACACCATCGGCAGTGGATTGATCTGTGTTATCTTTTGTAGTCCATACCGCGTTTGCACTATCATAAACTTTTATAACAGGATAATTATCCAAATCGTTAGTGTCTACCCATACATCACCATCGCTAGGACTGGCCGGAGCAGTTGTTCCATATTTAGAAACCGCTTGTTTTTGCCATGCACCAGATGCTTTCTTATATATGTCTAATGCAAGAGTAGTATCATACCAATAAGTACCATCGGTTGCTACCGCAGTTGGAGCACTTGATGCATGAATTACCTTGTCAGCAATTGGTGTTGTTCCGTCTGCATTTAATGCAACCGGTACTGATGCGGCACCTAACGCCACTGATGTTGTACTTGATCCTGGAAATACATAAAATGCTATTGCTTCTTCTGTTCCTGCTACGTGGGATGTACCACCATTCCATTGTATTTCACCCGAACCTCCTGCTGTAGCATCTGAAGTTTTTTGAATGTAAACCGAATCTGCCGCAGGTTGTGAACCGCCAATAAATGTAATAGTTGCGGCCGTTGTATAGCCTGAACCAGGAGTAGTAACTGTAACACCGGTTACTTTACCATTTGTTCCTATTGCCGCAGTTGCAACGGCAGAAGAACCATTTGGATCGGTTATTACTATTGTTGGAGCTTCAGTATAACCAGAACCACCATCAACGAGAGTGATATCTGCTGTTGCCAAAGCATTACTACCACCTGTTCCAGCTACCGCTGTTGCTGTTGCTTGTGTACCAGAGGTAATATTACCAGGTATACATGCCATTGCATCGCTTGCAAATACGCCTACTGTTCTTGAAGCCCATGCAGTTGATGTTGTACTATATTCTTTATAAGAAATATTCATTCCGCTATTTGCAGTAGTTAACTTAATCCATACATCGCCAATACTTGGAGCGGCTGGTGGATCATAATGTGGTCTAACCCATACTGCCGGAATACCTGAATTTCCACTTTCTACTGTTGCCCAATTTGTGCCAGCAACTTTCTTATAAAATGAAGGTGCAGTAAGAGGAATTCCTGCGTTTGTATAAGGTACTATGGCATAATCGCCATTACTACCAAATGCGTCTTCTGGAACATTACTGCCATCTATGTCTGTTGCTATAGCAGTTGGGATAGTAACTGTTTGTGCAACCCATGCACTTGATTCTACACTAACCTGCTTATATTCAAATAGACCGAATGTAGTGTTTCCTAAGTCCCACCACCATGCACCGTTTGGCGGAGCACTTGTGGGCTCTGTTGATGAAGGTTCTAATTGTGATGTATTTACATCTGCCCTCATAATATATGCTCTATTTGCGGCACCTAAATATGAATAAGCCGCTAACAAACCATATTCGTTTGTTTCATAACCTTGTTGAACTGTTCCTGATACTGATTTAAAATATGGTTTACCATATTGTTGAAGCAGTTCTCGTTGACTTGTAATCAGATGAGGTTTAACTGCTGTAGCGGATGTTGTATATCCGGCGGTTGCAGTTGAATCTGTGCCATCTGCTTTATCTTGTGAGGATGCAACGATAATAAGTGGAACTGTTCCTGCGCCTGCCGAGCCGTAAAAACTTTCATCTATAACCGATACCGCCACACCTGGTGATACTAATGTTGCCATAATTCTTTCCTTTAAATAATGGAATTAACTTGTTTTAACTTTTATGTATTTATCGGTAAGGCGAAAAAAGGGGCAATTTTACTGGTTAAGTAGTCTGTTAACCGATGACAAACCCGAGCGGATCGCTACCTTCGTTGTGGAGAGTTAAATCTTGTTCTAACTTGTCTATTTCTGCAATAGCATCTTGACGCAAGGCGTCACCGTTTAATGAGGTGCCTCCTTGGGGTCCGGCAATAGCACCAAATTTACTTCTTGCTTCACTTAACATTAATTTTGCTTGGCACAATGAATAGTCTTTTAACCACGGACCAGAATATGTATCTATAATTAAATTTTCTTCAAGTCTATAATTATAAACATGAAGAACAACATCTGTATCTGCTTTTATACGTCTATGAACACGCAATTTTTTACTTTGGGGGCGATAATCAAATAAAATTTCAGATCCAAACATTTTACCTAAATGTTCTCTATGTTCAGCGTATGCTTCAAATGTTGCTAATCCGCCTGCCCTTCCTGAATGTAATAGATAGGTATTTAAATATGCCGCTTCAAATGGTTCTATATCATTACCTGACGAACTATATGATCCAGTTACTCGTCTATAAATATCTCTTACTTCGATAACTTCATCTGGTAATGTATATTCAGATACATCTATTTTAAGTTCCATTAAAACAAACGATTCTTCTGTACTTTGGGAACTCCGTTGTCTATATTTTTCCAGACTTTTAGTAATTGCTAGATTATAATGATCAGGATCTAGTTCAACATCTACCATTCCTCCGCCTAGGCGAAGTTCTATTTCTCTTGTTAAAGTATCTCTTGCGGCCATAACGCATGTCTCCGTATAGTATTTATTCGGAAACCGGTTATGTTACTTGAAAGTTTGCAGGATAACTGTATCGTCAGATATACGACCAGTAAGTTTGGTTTCAGTTGTTTTGATTTCAGATTCAAACCATTTACCAAACTTATGTTTTGTTGCCTTTTTAGCAAAATTTAATTGCTCTTTAGGCTTGCGGAGGGTCTTTTTAGTTGAATTTTTATCGCTAAAATTAAGAAGTGTTGTACCTTTAACTTTAAAACCACGATCATCGTCTGCTACATAAACACCCAGTTTGCGATATTTACACTGGTATATAATTGCCATAGTAGCACCAATAATATTAGTAGGATTGACGCTAGTAATTCCAAGAGTTGCATCTGTTTGTTTATATTTGAGTTTAGCAATTTGTTTTTCAATACTCACTGGTTTCTTTTTACGTTGTTTCCGTGTTGCTTTGGATTCTCCAACAATAACATCACAGGCATCAATGAACCTATTTATAAGTTCAATTAATCCTTCCATTCGTTTATTTTTTAACAAATGTGAATATGCTTCTTTAAGATCGTCGTCGGTTCCTTTAAGGGCTTCTTTAAATTCTTCAAGTTCTGTCTCCCAATCCTTTCTAATGCGTCGTGCATGAGCTTGAGTACAATTACAACTTTGTAAATATCCATAAGGATCAATAATAGCAGGATTAAACAAGTTTGTATTCTCAACATACATATCAGTCCATTGAACAAATTGACTATCCATTTCATCGGATTGGTCTTTAATTCTATCTTGGATAGTCGGACCTTGGGCTCGTTGTTCTTGTTTTACAGTAGTTTTTTCTTTTCTAATACTACTTTGCTTGCAAATATATTCAATGTGTTTGTCTAATCTTTCAATAACATCCATTTCAACATTAAATTTAGCACCACGAGTAGACATACGAGCAAGCCATCCATAGGTAGAAATAATAAAAACATCTGGACATGCTTTAACTTGTTTTGCTTCATCGGTACGACCATAATCAACTAGATATTCTGCAATGTATTTTTTAGCATCTTTGACATTTTTATGGTAAGTGTAATAATTAAGTCCTGCGCCGATCTGAATTTTATCAATTTCTTCGCCCTCGGCGAACTCTGGTTCGGGTCCTGTATACTGTTCATCAACAGTAACCTGTGACATACGCCTTTTTTTCTTCGGTACTTTTTTAAGTAAATTTGATTTAGTAGCCATTTAATGTCCTTTCAACTTTTATTTATTAAATCTACGTGAAGATCCCTTCCAACCATTATGATCGCCATTTCGTTGTCCTTTATAAGAATGACAGGATTGGCAAAGTTCATCTAGATTAGAAAGGTCATTATGATTAGGATTACCATCGATGTGATCAATTTGTGTTCTGCCTTTATAGTCCTTCGGCATATTACCAAAATCAGTCCAACAACTAAATCCTAAGTGGCCATCTTTATTATTACAAGTTCCATCATTAAATGGTGTAACTCCTTTTGCATGAGGATGTTTACCATAATTTGCGGCTTGACAATGTCCGCATACAGGCCTCCATCTTGGTGCTTCATCATCAATCTTTCCATCAATACATGCTACTGGTTTTTCGCATCCATGACTACAACATATTGGTCTCATATTTTATACCAAGTCAATATGTTCGGTGATCACCATTCGACCACCAGTTTTCCAATGTTTGATAAATCCAACAATGTCATCTTCGTATCGCATAACGTGTTCGGCGAATCCCATTGTTCCATCGGAACACTCAAAAAATAATCTCAATCTACACATATTATAACGCTCCAAAAAAAATCCATTCATCCATCCAAATCCAAATTATATCTGGTAATTCTGTCCACCTACAAAAATCTATAAAGTTTCGATTAACAAAATAATACCATTCTGCACTAACAAAACTGAATGCATATCCTGCCATAAATGCTAAAGTAACGAGTATAAATATTTTCATAGTACATATATTATACTATCTATAACAATAATGTCAACCAAAAAAGTAAAAATAGTACATAATTCAAATAAAAAACAAATAAATATATAGATAAAAAGGAGAAATTATATATGGAAACATTATTAGCATTATTTGGAGCCAAATGGTGTTGTGTTTTCGCATCAACATGCGGAGGCGTTGCAAATGGACTTGTTCACACTTGGTTAGGTTGGGTAAAAGAAGCAAAGAATCTTGCTGTTGCCGCAATAGTAGGCTGGTTTGCCGCTGAATTTTTTATACCAGCATTAATGGAACAATTTGAATTTGGTGTATATACGGCTCTTGCACTTGCATTTTTAATTGGATATAGCGGTATTAGATTATTGCCTAAACTTGAACAGCAATTGTTTAAGAAAATAGATAAATTGGGCGGCCCCACAGAAAAAGATTAAACAATATAAATTTTGGTAGGCGAGGTTGGGCTCGAACCAACGATCTCCACCGTATCAGAGTGGCGTTCTAACCAGCTGAACTACTCGCCTATGGTAAGGGAGCTGAGGCTCGAACCCAGGACCTATGCCTTATAAGAACATTGCTCTAACCAACTGAGCTACTCCCCTTTATGGGTAAAATTTATCTTTGACTTTATTTAAAAGCAAAATAATATCATTATCCATCGCTTCATCTTTTGCCCATCGAGGTTTTTTAGGGTCAATAAAACATTCTATCGCCTGAATGATAATTTTTAATTCTTCTTGGGTAAGAGCAAAATTGTGTGTCTGTATGTGTTTCATTTTCAAACTCTCTATATTATAAACTGGCGGTCCCAATGGGATTCGAACCCATGTTGCCGGCGTGACAGGCCGGTGTCCTGGACCGACTAGACGATGGGACCAATAATAAAAGATTTGTTAGGCAGAGCCTAGACTATTCTATCCTCATCCCGTTGCACGTACGGTGGGCCTTGTTGTATAGACGCCTTAACTTCATCTAGGTAGATCACTTACTTCACATTCAGGAATTAGGAGTCCGTCCCTCCGAACCTGGCTTTGGTGTCATTTACCTAACAAATCAATTTTTGGCTCCTCGAGCCGGACTCGAACCAGCGACCCGATGATTAACAGTCATCTGCTCTACCACTGAGCTACCGAGGATCAATATATTATCTCCAACTACCTATTCGTCCTCCATATAGATATACATCAGTCTGTCCTTTGTTAAGAATATCTCTGATAACTTTATATGCCTCTGTTAATTTACTTGTTTTGAAAACTGATTTTTGACCTATTTTAATTGTATATGTCATTATTAATTGGAGCGAGTGAAGAGACTCGAACTCTCGACTTTAACCTTGGCAAGGTTACGCTCTACC